GAGGGATATACGATGGATGATTATGCAAGCGATGTGACGCGGAAGGCGAAGGCAAGTTGGGAACGCAGGAGGATGGATGCGATTGCACGTTGGGGGAGCCTTGATCGATTAGCGTCGAAGTGTAGTGCGGAGACAGCGGCGAAGTTCGCCAAGGCGAATGGGCGGATGAAGGAAGCGCGGGTGAGCGCAGACGAGTTTGAGTACGCGAGGCGCTTAGGCGTGATGGAGCGAGGCGTGGATGCGTTGGAGAAGGAAGCACTGGAGAACGGGAGTTCGCCTTCCGATATGACGTGGTTCGACTTGCAGACGCGAGTTGGGGACCGGCGCGCCGTCGCCGTGATGAATCCGCAGGATGCCGAATACGTCGCGGCAACGTTGGGGCGTGAACTAGGAGACGACTTCATCGTGTATACAGCGGCGGACATTGTGATGATGGCTCACGAGAATCCAACAGCGTTGACCCATTTGAAACAGGTCGCAGGTGCGTATACTACTCATGTGGATGTCAACTCAAGCGAGGAAGCAGGGTGGTAGATAAGGTAATAGGGATCAATGGGAAGCCGTTCGATGCGAGAGACTTTGAGGACGAGAATCGGAAAGCTGTGGAGAAGATGCTGTTTGACGTGGCTGATGATATCGATACGGGTGGCATTGTTCCGCGTGGAATGGCGCTTACGATTATTCAGGAAGATGGGGAGCCTATTTTCTGGTTTGGTGGTAGCGAGAAAGACTTGTTCATGCTTTACGGGTCAATCGAAGCCATGCGCCAGACATTCTGGGAAGCGGTGATAAAAGAGAAGCAGGTTGAGTATGGTGAGTAAGGTACACAAGGGCGAACTGGGTGAGCGGTTGCCGAAGAACTTAGAGCGGCGTGAGCGATGGTATGAGATGAGCGCCGATCCTGTCGCACTGGAGACGGAGATCACTGACTGCGTAGCGCAGGGTGAGTCGCTTCATGCTTGGTGCAAGCGCAAGGACATGGCGTACAACACAGTCAACGATTGGGTAGCGCGTGATCCTGCTAGGAAGGAACGCTATGAGCGAGCAAGGATCAGTCGCGCTGAGTGGCACGTCTCTGACATTGAGGAGATGCTGACAGAGGTGCGGAGAGGTGATCTTGATCCTGCACGAGCAAGAGTGATTGCTGAGAACAAGCGGTGGATAGCGTCACGCATGGACCCGCATTTGTGGGGAGAGAAGATGCAGATCAGTACCGAGATCAACATCGGAGACAGGTATTTGGAAGCGATCAAGAGGCTTTCATCACCTGATGTGATCGAGGGTGAGGCAATAGATGTGACGCCGAAAGATGGCGAATAACGGAGAAAACACGCACCGACGTGGATACGCGCACGCGAGGCGACGTGACCACATCGTGACCGGCGACCAATTATCGATTTAACATAATGATAGTTATGCGCCGAAGTAACTTGGCAACGTTGCGACGTAAGTTATTGATTTCGTTAGGATCGTTGTCAGCCTGTGGATAGGTCACGAAATGGTCGGCACGGATTGGTCAATACTTGAACACGAAAAAACGTCGATCTGTGGATAAGTCCGCCGCGATGACCCCCCCCATCGATTTATTTGACGGGGCGGCGGCGGCGGGTACGAGACACACATCGGCGTAACCCCTAGGGGTATAGGAGCGAAATGAGCGAACCCACGAAAATTGAAAATCCATTCGACGACTTTATCCTGAAGTACCGCAACGATCCGGTGCTGTTCGTGGAGAAGGTGTTCGGCGTCCAACCGGATGACTGGCAATCGCAGTTCCTTCGATCAATCGCCGACAACAATCGCCGCGTCTCCGTCCGATCGGGTCACGGGGTCGGGAAGTCAACAGCGGCAAGTTGGGCGATGCTCTGGTATCTGCTGACGCGTTATCCAGTCAAGGTTGTCGTCACGGCCCCCACGTCATCACAGTTATTCGATGCGTTGTTTGCTGAGATTAAGCGATGGGTGAAGGAGCTTGACCCGGCATTGCGTGAGTTGCTTGAGGTGAAAAGCGATCGTATCGAGCTACGCCCATCGCCTACTGAGGCGTTCATCTCGGCTAGAACGTCACGCGCCGAGCAACCAGAAGCGTTACAGGGCATCCACTCGGAACACGTCATGCTTGTTGCCGATGAGGCTTCCGGTGTTCCAGAGGCGGTGTTTGAAGCGGCGGCAGGTTCTATGTCGGGACACAATGCGGTCACCATCTTGCTCGGGAACCCGGTTCGATCAAGCGGATACTTCTATGAAACGCACAACCGACTTAAGGATGAATGGTTCACGCTTCACGTCAACTGCGAACACTCTAAGCGCGTATCGAAAGAGTTCGTGCGCGAAATGGCGATTAAGTATGGCGAGGAGTCGAACGCCTACCGCGTCCGCGTACTGGGTGAGTTCCCGTTGTCAGACGACGACACGATGATTCCGTTCTCTGTTGTTGAGCAAGCGATGAACCGTGACATCGAGGTCGACCAGTTCTCGCAGATGACTTATGGGATCGACGTGGCTCGCTTTGGTTCGGATAAGTCTGCGCTCGCCAAGAAGAAAGGCAACGTAATTACCGAGGTGAAGAAGTGGCAAGGTCTTGATCTCATGCAACTGGTTGGCGCAATCAAGAATGAATACGACGCCGAAGAATCGCTAGATCGACCGACCGCTATATATATTGATTCGATCGGCCTGGGGTCAGGGGTCGTTGACCGATTACGCGAACTCGGTCTACCGGCGATCGGGATTAACGTCTCCGAATCACCGGCAATGAAGAACGCTTATGTGAATCTTCGTGCTGAGCTATGGGGGAAGATGAAGAACTGGTTGGAGCAACGCGGATGCGCGTTACCGAAGGATGATGATCTACTCGCAGAGCTTACGTCCCCCCGGTATACTTTTAATTCGTCCGGGCGGTTGCGATTGGAATCTAAGGACGAGATGAAGAAGCGCGGGCTATCGTCGCCTGATTTGGCAGACGCGTGTATACTAACCCTAGCCGGTGATGCGGCTGTGGGTATTTATGGGTCTGCTAGTGGGTCTAGTTGGACTCAACCTTTGAAACGATTGATAAAAGGGGTCATCTGATATGGCAACGGGCGGTCGCGGGCTGTACGCGAATATTCACGCAAAGCGCAAGCGGATTAAGGAAGGGTCGAAGGAGCGGATGGCTCGCCCTAACGAAGCAGGATACCCGAAGGCGTCAGCGTTCAAGAAAGCCGCTAAAACCGCCAAGAAGAAGGCGAAAGGCCGTGCCTAAACCGGCGAAAGGCAAGGCGAAGGTCAAAGTCACGGCGACCGGGAAAAAGGTTTCCTATGGTGCAAAAGGCGCAAGCGTCCGACCGAATACCCCGAAAGGCGACGCTTACTGCGCTCGATCGTATGAGCAAATGAAGCAGTACCCGAAAGCCGCCAAAGACCCCAACTCCCCCCTCCGGCTATCGCGTAAGCGGTGGCAGTGTTCCGGCAAGAAGAGTGTGAAGAAGTGAGCGCAGTTCAGGTAGCAAAGCAAATCGCAAACATGATATCGGATTCCAGAATCTTTTCGTTAGGATTCCCGAGCCGGAAGAAATACGAAGAGGCGTTATCGAAAAGCAAGAATCTTCGTGATCGTGAGATGATGGCGATTGAGCGCGGCTTTGAGACTCAGTACACACGGAAGGATCTGCCAACGCCTAGGATACGGAACGCTGAAGAAGATGTAGGCTCCGTGATTGTTGGCGTCCCCAGTGATCGATCTGATGTTGGCGAAGCAAACATGATCGGCGGATTATTAGTTCCTGATGGCGTGACGATCCAAGGGGGACAAGGTTTTGCAAGGGGTAACGAGGCTTGGGCTTCGGGTCAAGAAATTGCAGAGCGATACCAAAAGAAGATCGACAAAATTGCAAATGATCTGAATATGCCGGTGCAGGCTGTTGTCAACGTGATGAGCAAACAAGCTATCGATTTTAGCGATCCTCCGGCTTTGATCATGGCGAAAATGGCTCAAGAGATTCCGATGACAAAAACCATCAAGGAGTCTCTGAACAAAGCAGTAAGAACAAAGACAAGATTAGGCAAGAAAGCAGATAGTGGATTTACGGGTTTCCCAGACTTCGCAGGTTTCGATACGCCAGAGGGGATTGCTCAGTTAGCAGGAGAAGCTCCAATCTCGACTTACAACAAGAAGGGAGAGGTAATAGAGGGAACAGCGGGCGAGCTAAGAAAGTGGTTTATAAAACAAAGCTCAAAAGCACCTTATCGTGATGCGGGAATGCCTAGCTTTAATCAGATCAATGAAGTGATCACTGACCCTGAGTTGAAGGATTTGAACTACGGTGATGCAGGGTCAACCATATTCACTCCAGAGATTGGTGCGCCGGTTGTTCCTACTGGCGACCTCCATAGAACTTATTCGCATATGTTCGCGCAGGGCGGGGACGTTTCTCAATATGAGATCCCTATTCCGTTTGAGCTTAATGCGCCAGAAGCCAACAGGGTGCTAGGTAGTCAGTTAAACAAAGCAGGCCAACCGATGCCTAGAGGTCAGAGAATCGACGCGTTTAATAAGCGTGGACCGGACAATGTAGGCAGTTATGAAATCGCCACACAACAACGCGCTGACGATATCAACGCATACATCGATTTCGTCAAGCGCGGCAAGCCACTACCTAAAGCTCTGAAGGCAACACTTGTCAGCGCAGGAATCCTGACTGCGGCACAGGCAGAGGCGGGTGTACTACCGTCCGTCAAGAAGTTGGTCGAAGCCGGTTACCCAGAATCAACAGCGCAAAAGATCGTTTCCGGCGAACTGCCGATGGACTTCGAGTCTCGGATGATTAGGGCGGAAGATCAAGGCTTTGATATTGATACAAGATACTTTCATGGGACGGATAAGGATATTCTTGCCTTTGACCCCGCATTGATTGGTAAAGGCAAGGGCAGAACACCTGCGGCGCTTCCGCAAGGATTTTATTTTTCCCGTAATCCAAAGGTAGCTTCTGAATACGCGGTTGACGATGGCGCGAACGTTATTCCTGTCTACCTAAAAACCGAAGACTTAATGACGCGTGGCGATCTTCAGGCGTTCAAGGATTTCAATGCAGGGCAGGGCGATTCGTTACTTTCCCGCTCTGGCGACGTGATGATAGTGCGTAATCCAGATCAGATCAGGTCAACAAGTGCCGCCTTTGACCCAGATGAGATCGGTAATCCGAACATCATGGCCTCCCCCGCCCCAGTCGGAGCGGTTGGCGGCTTACTCGCATCAGAAGCCGTAACACCTGAAGGTCAGTTGAACCCATTGCTCGCTGTACCGGCTGAGATCGGTTCTGCACTGAATGAAGCAATCGTCGGCACGGCTGACTTCCTAGTGCCAGACACCGTAAACGCTATCTCTGAATTACTAGGAACAGAGTATCGGATGCCCCGACTGTCTGACCAAGAACTTGTTAGGTTGTATACTCAAGGCGGGTATATGGATGAAGGGTACGGACGAGATGCGATCCGCACCGCAACTGGATTACTTTCACCGCTTTAAGGTAAAGATATGGATCAATACAAAGACGACGACATGAACGGCTCACCAATCGACCAAGCGATGAACTCGCTGTCGGAGATGGGTATTGAGATCGATAAGCCAAACGAGATGAGCGATGATGAGTTCAATGGCATCATCACATCCGAAGTGCAGGACGCGATTGACTACATTGACAACACGATCTCGCAAGAGCGCAATGCCGCCTCTCAGTATTACCGTGGCGAACCGTTCGGCGATGAAGAGGAAGGTCGTTCAGCCGTTGTCTCGATGGATGTACGCGATACCGTACAGTCGATTCTTCCTTCATTGATGAAAGTGTTCACGTCTGGCGAGAAGGTTGTGGAGTTCGTGCCACACGGGGCCGAGGACGTTGCTCAAGCCGAGCAAGCGACTGACTACATCAACCATGTATTCATGCAACAAAACCGTGGCTTCAGCATCCTATACGACGCGTTCAAGGATGCGTTGGTTCGCAAGGCGGGAATCATCAAGTTCTACTACGATGAATCCGTTGAGGTGTCGACAGAGAACTACACCGACCTGACACGAGAATCCATGATGATGTTGCTTCAGGATGAAGACGTTGAGGCGTCTGCCGTCAAGGAGAAGCCGATCGGTGAGCCAGTGATGGTTCAGCCGCCGGTCATGGATGAGATGGGTAACGTCATCCAAGAAGCGGTGATGGATCAGCCAATGGCATACGACCTTGAGCTAAAGCGCCGTACCAAGAACGGAAAGATCAAGTGCGAGGCGTTACCTCCTGAAGAGTTCCTAATCGATCGCCGTGCAAAGTCAATCCACGATGCAACGATCGTCGCTCACCGGAAGATGGCAACCGTCTCCGAGCTAGTTGCGATGGGTTACGACTTCGACATGGTGAAGGACCACGCAGGCGAGGACTTCCAGTTCGACACCAACAGCGAATACTACAACCGGAACCCCGTTGCGACGCTGAAGAATTACGTTGCTAAGGACGACGCGAACAAGCGCGTCCTGTACATCGAAGCCTATGTGAAAGCGGATTACGATGGTGACGGCATTGCGGAACTGCGTAAGGTTTGCTGTATGGGCGACGCTCACGAGATTGTGCGGCATGAGCCTTACGATCATGTGCCTTTTGCGGCGTTCTGCCCAGATCCAGAGCCACACACGTTCTTTGGTCAGTCGTTAGCCGATATCACGATGGATATCCAGAACATCAAGTCGCACATCCTTCGCAACCAGTTAGACTCACTGGCGCAGTCGATTCACCCACGCATGGCCGTTGTTGAAGGCCAGGCTAACTTGGAAGACGTGCTGAACTCTGAAGTAGGCGGGATTATCCGTATGCGCGCTCCAAACATGGTGCAGTCGTTCTCTCAGCCGTTCGTTGGGCAACAAGCGTTCCCAATGATGGCGTACATGGATGAAGTGAAGCAGTCGCGTACCGGCATCAACCGTGCGGCGGCAGGCTTGGATGCTGATGCTCTTCAGTCAACAACGAAGACAGCGGTTGCGGCGACTGTCACGGCGGCACGTCAGCACCTAGAGTTGATTGCTCGCATCTTCGCAGAAACCGGCATGACCGACCTGTTTAAGGGATTACTGAAGCTGACTGTCTTGCATCAGGACCAACCTCAGATGATCCGCCTGCGGAACGAGTTCGTGCAGGTTGACCCACGCGCATGGCAGGCAGGATTTGACGTAACAGTGAACGTTGCACTTGGTGGAGTGGATGACGACCAGAAGATGATACTTCTTGAGTCGATCGCTCAGCGTCAGGAAAACGTGATCTCGCAGTTCGGCTTGGATAATCCGCTTGTCACTCTATCCCAGTATAGGAATACTGTCGGCAAGATTATCGAAACGGCGGGTATTAAGGATGTCGATAATTACTTCCTTGATCCGAATGGTCCGCAGGCTCAACAGATCATGGCGAAAGCTTCTCAGAAGCCGAAGAAGCCAAGACCTGAAGAAGTCCTCGCGCAAGCTGAGATCGCGAAGACACAAGCCGAAACGCAAGCGCGGATTGCGGCGATGAACTTGGACCGCGAGAAGATGTTCATGGAAGACGAACGCAAGCGCGATGAACTGGATGCGAAGATCTCGATGGAGGCGTTGGAGCTTCAGGCGAAGTACGGAACTCAGATCGACGTGGCGCAACTTAGGGCTGAGGTAGAGCGCGAGAAGATGACGATCCGTGAACGCGGAGCCACGCTAAGACAGATGATGAATAACGCACCACGAGGTGACTAATGATCTTTACAAGACGGGACGTTGAGCTTGGAGAGAAGGCTCGATCCGTCGTCGAGAACGAGGCATATAAAGACGCACTTGTTACTGTTCGTAACAGGTACGTCGAGTCTCTTATCAACACGGCGGAGGATGAATCGGCCAAACGCGAAAAGGCGTATATGGCGATCAGGATGCTAGAAGAGGTGGAAGCACAGCTTGTTAGCGTTATGGACAAGGGAAAGTTGGCAAAACAATACCTTGACAAACTAAACCGTAGATAAGGGATAATGTAACCATGAGTGACACCCAAGAAACTGGATCACTATCAGTCAAACAAGCCGCTAACGTATTTGGCGGGCTAATGGAAGCTAACGCTCAACCGGAAGCCGTTGAAGAGGAAGTGGTAGAAGAGTCCGAAGCAAATGCAGAGGACGTTGAGGTAGAGGACACGTCAGCCGAGGAATTTAGCGAGGACTCGGAATATGACCCCGAAACCAGTCAGGAAGAAACGGACGAAGCGAACGAAGAAGAGAGCACCCAGACTTACACCGTCAGAGTAGATGGTGAAGAAGTCCAAGTGTCGATCGATGAATTGTTGAGCGGGTATTCGCGGACTCAGGACTATACGCGTAAAACGATGGCACTAGCGGATCAGCGCAAGTCACTGGAAACAGAGCTTGAGCAGATTCGGAGCGAACGCGCACAGCTAACGCAGGTTCTAGAGCAAATTGATGTTCAGGACCAAGAGCAAGAGCCGAACTGGGATGCGCTATATCAGCAAGACCCACAGCAATGGCTTATTCAGCGTGAAGTGTGGCGCGAAAGGCAAGAGCGTAAACGCGCACTTGTCGAGGAGAAACAGCGGTTGCTCCAAGCGCAGGAAGCGGACAAACAGCGAATCGTCGCACAGTTTGTTGAGCAAGAACGAGGCAGATTAGCCGAGGTTCTCCCTCAGTGGCGTGATGAAAAAGTAGCGAAGGCAGAGAAGGCGAAAGTGGCCGACTATGCCAAGAAGATCGGATTCACCGATCAGGAGATCGCTCAGTTCTACGATCACCGTGCTGTGACAACGCTCTATAAGGCGATGAAGTTCGATGAGCTTCAAAGCGGTAAGCCAAAGGCTAAGAAGCAGGCGACGCCTGTTGCGAAAGCCGGAGCCGCGACAACAACGCCTAAAGGTCGAGATGCCTATCGTAAATCGCAACAACGACTCGCAAAGACAGGCAAAGTCGCAGACGCGGCTAATGCATTTAAACATTTGCTAGGTTAGGAGATTTAACTCATGGCAACTTTTACTACTTATGACGCGGTTGGTATCCGCGAAGAACTGGCTGATGTTATCTACAACATCTCGCCAGAAGAAACTCCGTTCATCTCCAACGTTGGACGTAAGTCTGTTGCGAACACATTGTTTGAGTTCCAGACAGATTCATTGGCTTCAGTCGATACAACTAACGCTGTTGTTGAAGGCGCAGGCGCAACTGCGGCAGATGCTTCTGCAACTGCAACTAAGCGTATGCAGAACTACACGCAGATCAGCCGCAAGGTTGTTTCGATCTCTGGAACTGAAGAAGTCGTCAACAAGGCAGGCCGTAACTCTGAACTGAGCTACCAGTTGGCTAAGAAGTCATCTGAGTTGAAGCGCGACATGGAAGCGATTTTGACTCGCAACCAAGCGGCTGACGCAGGCGATTCTTCAAACGCTCGCAACACTGCATCTTTGGAAGCGTGGCTCCGCACTAACACTAGCCGTGGTACTGGTACAACTGACGGTGCAAACCCAACGTTGTCTGGCACAACGTCTGGCTACCCAAATGCGGCGGCAACAGATGGTTCTGCTGACGCTCTTCGTGAGTTCACAGAAACTTTGTTGAAAGACGTTATCCAGTCTGTATGGACGGAAGGCGGCGACCCATCAATCTTGATGGTAGGCCCAACTCAGAAGCAGAAGGCATCAACCTTCGCAGGTATCGCGGCACAGCGTTACATGGCTCCAAACGACGGCCCAACAACAATCATCGGCGCGGCTGATGTGTATGTGTCAGACTTTGGTTCAGTGCAAGTTGTACCTAACCGTTTCCAACGTGATCGTTCTGCGTTCGTTCTCGACCCAGAATACGCGTCAGTGAACTACCTCCGTGATTTCGAGGTTGTTGACTTGGCCCGTGTTGGCGACTCTGAGCAGAAGCTTGTTCAAGTTGAGTACGGTCTGGAAATCAGCAACGAAGCCGCTCACGGTGTGATTGCAGATATCGACGTTACTGCCTAAGTAACGTAACTACGGAAGGGGCTTCGGCCCCTTCTTTTTATCTAAAGGTGTTGCATGGGAAACAAAAAAGTATTCAGCCATGATCCGATGACTGGGATCACTAAATATTGGCACGATAATCAGGATGGCACTGTAACGATTGAAAGCGATCAGGATGTCAGCGAAATCTTGAAAGCAAACCAACAAACCCGGAGTTCTTTCGAGAAGGGTGATAAGTGGGGAGAGATGAGCCGTGTCGCTTCTATTCCTTTGACTGTATACTATGACCTGAAGCAGAAAGGTATTCTGGATGACCAAGCCGCAATGAAGAGGTGGCTTAATGATCCAGACAACGAATTGTTCAGGACTCGCAAAGGTAAAGTCTAATGGCGATTACGAACTACGGTGAACTGAAGAGCGCGATCGGCGACTTCCTGAACCGTTCAGATTTAACATCGGTGATTCCTACATTCATCGACTTCGCAGAAGCAGAGATCAATCGAACTTTGCGTGTGCGTCAAATGGTTGCCCGTGCAGAAGCCGCGATAGACACTCGCTTCAGCGCAGTGCCGTCTGACTTTGTTGAGGCTAAGGACTTGGTGATTGTTACGGGAACTCCGGTGACACCGTTGGAGTTCGTGACTCAACAGGAAATGGCACAGATTCGTAACACAGAGATCGCGAGCGCGGGCAAACCTAAATACTTTAGCGTCGTCGGGGCGCAGTTTGAGTTTGTCCCGACGCCTGATGCTGAGTACAGTTTGGAAATGACGTATTTTGCTAAGATCAGCGCGCTAACGCTTGATGCGGATACGAATTGGTTGCTTACAGATTATCCAGACCTTTACCTGTATACTTCGCTTATGCACTCAGCGCCTTATTTAAAAGACGATGAGAGATTAGCAGTATGGGCGCAACTCGCGAAGAAAGCGAAAGAAGAGTTGATCGCAAGAGACACGAGCGCGTCATTCAATGGGTCTACACCGAAAATGAGAGTTAGGAGTTTCGGATGAGCTTTTCAGACACTTTTGAGACACACGTTCTCGACTATGTTTTTACTACTGACGTATTGGTACGCCCTACTGCGTGGTACTTAGCATTGTTTACAACAAACCCCGCAGATGATGACACTGGGACAGAAGTGACAGGAGGCGGATACGCCAGACAATCGGTCACCTTCACGGTTACAAACGACACTGCGTCAAACACGTCCGCGATCGAGTTCCCAACAGCAACAGCCAACTACGGAACTGTATCTCACGTTGGCGTATATACAGCTTCAACCGGCGGAGACTTAATTGCTCACGCGGCGCTAACAAGTTCAAAATCGATTGAGGTAGGAGACGTGTTCCGCGTACCTGCGGGTGATCTTGATATTACCTTAGATTAGTAGAGGTACAGCATGGCTCTGATAGTCAAGGATCGCGTTAAAGAAACGACGACGACAACTGGCACTGGCACAGTTACATTAGGCGGCGCGTCAGAAGGATTCCAGTCGTTTTCAGTGATTGGTGATGGGAACACAACCTATTACTCAATCGTTGATACAACAAACAGCGAGTGGGAGGTAGGTCTAGGCACATACACGGCTTCAGGCACTACTCTCAGCCGTGACACGATCTTAGAGTCATCTAACAGCGGAAGTGCTGTTGACCTCCAGACAGGGACAAAATTTGTCTTCTCAACATACCCTGCTGAGAAAGCGGCGTTCTCTGACGACATCCCAACTGCTGTCTCGGAGCTAACAAACGACTCTGGATACTTAACAAGCATCCCTGATGACTATGTGTTGACAGCAGGCGACACGATGACTGGCGCGTTGACGCTGAGTGGTGCGCCGACAGCGGACAACCACGCAACAACCAAGGCATATGTCGACAGCTTAATCGCGGCAGGTATCCACTACCACGAGCCAGTGCGCGTAGAGCGCCCTGACTCAGACGGCAATCTTTCAGCGACATACGATAACGGTACAGACGGTGTAGGGGCGACACTGACAGGAGCGCAGGAAGTTCTTGTCATTGATGGCGTGACCCTGGCATTGAATGACCGTGTGCTGATCTATAGCCAGACTGACGCAACTGAGAACGGCATTTACTACGTCAGCACTCTTGGGGTTGCCTCAACAACCAATTGGGTTCTCACGCGAGCCACAGACGCAGACAGCTATGGGTTAGGTAATCAGAGCCTCAGTGAAGGTACGTCAGTGTTTGTCACAGACGGCGATGATGGCGCAGGCGAGGTCTATACTTGTAACACGACAGGCACGATCACGTTTGGAACGACTGACATTGACTTCACACAGATTGGTAAGTCTGCTGTCATCACTGGCGGGACTGCGATCACGGTCGCTAGCAATGTGGTCAGCGTCACAGACAATGCAATTGGCGCGACTCAGCTAAACGTATCCGGCAATGGCACAGCGGGTCAGGTATTGAAGTCTGATGGCGATGGTTCGTTTTCATGGGCGGCTGACAACAACACGACTTATACAGCGGGGACTGGTCTAAGCCTTACTGGGACAACCTTTGCAAACACTGCGCCAGACCAGACCGTTTCCTTGACTGGCTCAGGTGCTACATCAATATCTGGCACATACCCTAGCTTCACGATATCGAGCACCAACACGCAGTACACAGCGGGAACAGGTCTTTCATTGAGCGGCACTACGTTTAGTCTGTCATCGACGGCTAACGCAGACACAGTAGATAGCCTCCACGCAAGTTCGTTTTTGAGAAGCGATGCAACTGATACAGCGACCGGCGCTCTGACGTTTAGCGGATCTACTACGTTCAACAATACCTTGAATTTCAACCCCAATGGTCAACAGATTACAATCGACTCTGATGGCTCTCGCAGGCTGATCGACTTCCAAAGAAGCGGAAGTTTGCGGATGAGTTTGGATCATCAAACGGGGCAGGACGATTTCAACTTTGCATTTACGTCTGGAAGCAACCTCAAGATCAATGGCAACCGCATCCTCACTACAGCCGATGAAGGTTCTGGCAATGGCCTAGATGCTGATACTCTTGATGGTCAACAAGGGTCATATTATTACCCTGCATCAAACCCTAATGGCTATACCACAAACACAGGTGATATTACAGGTGTAACTGCGGGATCATACTTAACAGGTGGTGGTACTTCAGGTGGAGTAACACTGAATGTAGATGCCACTACAGCGTCAACTGCAAGCAAAGTTGTTGCTCGTGATTCGTCAGGCGACATAAATGCTCGCTTATTCCGAAGCGAATATGACACTACGAACTCAACAGTTAACTTCATAATGACGCAGATAGACACTGCTTCAAACAATTACATTAGACCAACCACTCCTGCACAGTTTAGGTCGGCTGTAACTGATGGGACATATCCAACTAAAACAGGTGGCGGTGCTTCTGGTACTTGGGGAATCAGTATTACTGGTAGTGCCGCAAATGCTGATACTGTTGATGGCATTCATGCTTCCTCATTCCTGAGAAGCGATGCTTCCGACACTTGCTCTGGAGACATTAGCTTCACTGGAGGCGCAGGTGCTGTCACTATTACAAACTCTGATATTCGCTCTAATGCATCTTCTACTTGGACAGGTGACCCCGGAACTCAAGGTAAAATACAATACCATTCTAATCGTTGGTATATAGTTGCTGACAGCAGTTCTAACCGAATTGTTCAGTTTAGAAGAAACAATTCAGATAAATCTTATATTGACAATAATGGAAAGTTTATTGGTACTGCTTCTAACGCAGATAATGCTGATACTGTTGATGGCTATAACGCCAGTAATTTCTTGTTTAGAGACATTACAGACTCAAACAGAAATATAAATTTAAATACTGGCTCAACTAATGCAGATGGCGGTATTTGGTTAGGTAATAGTAATGATCTCCATTTATTGCAACTGTACGCATCTAGCTCAGGATTATACTATGGTTTCTTAGACGCTAAATGGGCAAGTTGGGATTTAAGGAAAACAAATGGCGGCAATCTTGAAGTTGACCACGCCGGTACGTTGTACAAAGTGTGGGACGCTTATAACGATGGTTCAGGCTCTGGCCTAGATGCTGATACTGTAGATGGCCTACAAGCCTCCGCATTCATTCGGGGTGGCAATGTTGTCAACAGTACACATCTTTTATTAAATAATGGTCAGCAGTTGAGGCTAGGTGACAGCAGTTCATCTAGCGGTGACTTACGCATTTGGGCTGATACAAATGCCACAACTACAAATTACATCGACTCGCACGACGGACATCTTTTTATCCGGGCAAACTGCACATCAGATCTAGGCAACAATATTTATATACAAGCAAAATCTGGTGAAAATTCTATCATTTGTAATGATGACGCTAGCGTTCAGTTGATGTACGACAACTCCATTAAGCTTCAGACTGACGCCGGTGGAGTTAATGTTACCGGAACTTTAAATGCGAGTTCAACAGTAGTAACCGCTTCTGCAACCATCAATAGTTACATTTATCACGCTGGTGATACCGACACTTATATTGGCTTCCCGGGTGTTGATACTTTTTGGATTAGAACAGGGGGTAGTACTAGGGTAACCGTAAATAACACTTCTTTCAGTACCACTGTACCTATTACTAGTTCTGGGGACATAACGGCGTTTTCAGACATACGCCTCAAAGAAAATGTAGAAACAATCGACAATGCATTAGACAAAGTTAAGTCTATGCGTGGCGTTACATATACTAAAGACGGGAAAGATGGTCTTGGTGTTATCGCTCAAGAAGTTGAAGAGGTTATTCCTCAAGTTGTATTAACTGCGGATGACGAGATTGGCACAAAGTCTGTCGCATACGGAAACATGGTCGGATTGCTGATTGAAGCAGTTAAAGAACAACAGGAACAAATAGACGCACTCAAGAACGAAATCACTGCACTGAAGGGGCTTGATTAATGGCGTTGCAAACATCTGGTGCGATATCACTCAGTGACGTTCAAACAGAGTTTGGTGGCTCAAACCCAATCTCTATCAGTGAATACTATGGTGTAGGTGGGGGCGGTGCAACACAACCTTTAGGACTGTCCCCTGCACTGTTTACAGTTTCTGGAAACAATGCGGTATGGACTTCTCGCTCTATAGATATTTCCGCCTATGAGGGATGTGGCGTTCGTCCTGTTTTTTTACACACCAACATGTCGAACTTTCGGTCCGACTTGCAGTTAGATCTAATAGGTTTTGGAACAAATTTAGAGTCTTTTGAGTCTGCATCCTCTGTTGGAGCTTGGCAGACAACTACTGCTGGAAACACGGCGGATTATACTTCAGCTTCTTTTACGTCGTTAGGTACTGGGACTACAAACGGAAGATGGAATAGAGATTCTGGGGGTACTCCATCGAGCAGTACGGGCTTGACATCTGCCGCCGGTGGATCTTGGTATGTTTACACAGAAACATCTAGCAATTTTTCTTCAAGCAACAAATATTGGTTAAAGCGGTTGACTAGCACAACTATTACTTCTAGTAACAATACATTTAAGTTTTCAGAGGCTCGTTACGGCAATACTATGGGAACTCTGACCGCATACCTTGAGGTGATTAGCGCACCTGCCAGTGGAGGCGCACCTGCGAGCGGCACAATAAGTCTTTCAGACTTTTATGGACTAGCGGGTTCAACCGATCTGTTGGGAACAAGTACTATATTTCAAACTTTTTACCCTATCGTTGGGTACGGAAATGGGTTTACTTATAATAGCACCACAAGAACAGGAGGCACATTAAGCCCAACTGCAATCCCCGGAACTAGCCAAAATATAGTCGGTGTAATTGCGTACTCTAATCCCGGATTCCAAGGGGTATACTTATACACCGATGGGACTTCAAACTCTGGTTGGACATCGGTTACAATCAGTTCAGATAATGGATTCAGAACTTATACTGCTAACCGTGCGAATCTTCCCTTTACACTAGCTTCTTCTGTAGGCGGAACTAACAGTGGATACGGAGGATTCTGGACTTTAGCTACGCAAGGTGCAACGCCCGGTTATTATGCTTATGAAGCAGTAAACGGCGCTAGTTCACCGGCACAGTCTGGCAACGCTTTTACAATTGTGTTCACCTAATAGGTTCCGGTATGAAAATACGCCCGTGGTTTGGCCCAATTAAATGGTACATGAAGCTCTGTGGATTTCAGGGATGGACATCGTTCTGGAATGTCATCTACCTTGATCCTGAGCACATGGACGATGAGAAATTAATACGTCACGAAAAGAAACACTTAGAGCAGATTGAACAAGAGGGTCGCTTAAAATTTGCCGTGAAGTATCTATACTACACAACTAGGCATGGGTACTGGAATAACCCATATGAAGTAGAAGCAAGAGAAGCGGAAAACCTATGAATCACACATTAACTCTCACAACAGATGAACTTAACCTTATTCTTGGCGCACTGGGCGAATTGCCTGCAAAAGCGTCTATGGGGTTAATAATGAACATCCAACAGCAAGCGCAACAACAGGGGCAACAACCACAACAACCTGTTGAGGCGGAGCCTGTCGAGGATTAAGGGATGCTTTTTGGGGCGTTTGCATTTAGCGAAACTCCTTACTCCGAACACAGCACGGGGGGTATAAAGGACGCCTCAGCAACAGCAAATTGTATCCTTGCAAATTCTTTAATTGGGGGCAGAGTTACTCATGCCTCCGCATCAATAGAGACAACATCGGGCGAAACAAGTTACATCGATATTGAAAGAGTTCGATTGACGCCGGTTGAAGTAAATTCAGTGTCAGTTAATACATTGTCCCCCGAAAGGGCGCGGAACTCTTCTGGCTCAATATTGACTAGCCTAAGTGTCGATGGGGACAATCATCAGCGTGTTCGCGAAAGTTCGCAGTCAACGGTTGCATCTACAGCCATAGCGGCATCGGTGACTCGCGTGAGGAACGACGAAGGAGCGACTTCAGCGACAGCAACTTTGTCGCCCTCCGCGCTTCGCGTCGTTCTAAGAAGCGCCGGGATAACTACCTCCTCATCAGCAATATCTAGCCAAGAGCGCATACGTCTTTTTGATTCATCGTCATCGGCAAATCTTTCTGTGGCCGCGAGCGGGAGCTATGTAGCTCAAGTTGCTTTGTCAATTCCGACGACTTCCTCAACGCAAGCCGCAGGAGGCTACGTTAAGATATCAAGCGCATCGGTCGAGGCTATTGTTAACTTCTTAGCATCTGGCCGAGAGAAGTGGGAGTCGATTGTAGATTCCGGCGAAACATGGGGTACAATATCAGTATCTCCAGATACTTGGAGCGACATCGCAGATTCAGACAATAGTTGGGCTGATATCGCTAAAACACCTGAAGCTTGGAGCGCGGTTGCGGACTCCTCAAAAACTTGGACGGGATTACCTTAAATGGCAGATACAACGACGACCAATTACGGATTAGTAAAGCCGGAAGTTGGAGCCTCAACGGACACATGGGGAACCAAGCTCAATGGAGTGATCGATGATCTGGACGAATTGCTTGGTGGTGATACCGCTGTAACAGGCATCGATATCAACTCTGGATCGATTGACGGCACGGCGATTGGCGCTAACAGTGCATCAACAGGCAACTTCACTTCAGTCTCAATCAGCGGCACAGATTACACGTCAACAATCAATGACGCAGGACTGGCATCGATTGCAGGCTTAACAACAGCCGCAGACAAGATGATCTACACTACTGCGGCAGATACATACGCAACCACATCCCTTACGGCGTTTGGCCGAAGCTTGATTGATGACGCCGATGCGTCTGCCGCCCGGACGACTCTCGGGCTAGGAACAGCCGCAACAACTTCCTCAACTGCTTACGCGACAGCGGCTCAAGGCACGACAGCGGATAGCGCATTACAGCCTGAGGATAATATATCTGAGCTTACTAACGACTCTGGATATATTACGGGTTACACGGTAACAGAGTCAGATGTCACAACGCATCAAGCCGCTTTGAGCATTACTGAATCACAGGTCAGTGACTTAGGGGCGTATATCACAGACTATACAGTAACTTCTGCTGACGTAACTGCTCACCAAGCGGATCTTAGTATTACTGAATCACAGATTAGTGACTTAGGTTCGTATATCACCGGCAACCAAACGATCACTCTTTCCGGCGACGCAACAGGGTCAGGTACAACATCAATCCCTGTATCTCTTGCGTCGAATACTGTTGGCGTTAATGAGCTTAACCTTACAGACGGAACTGCCGGTCAGTTTCTCAAAACAAATGGTGCAGGAGCTATTTCGTTTGCGGATGCGCCAACTCAGGCGACTAACTTTACTACCTTAGAAATCGAACCAACAGACGATCATGCAATTCTTTATCTGCGAAACACTACTGCAAATACTTTTGTAAATTCTAAGTCATATCACGAAATACGATGGGATGCGAAAGACTTAGCCGGTGTAGATGTGAATTATGCCTTAATTCAGGGGATAACGGGTTTTAGTGACACGGCCACCTTGAGATTTAAGGTAAAAGAACCCTCTCTGACTACTTATCTTTCAATTAACGGACAATCTGGGCTTATAGAGGCCAATAAAAACATAAGGATTAATCAGTCGGGCGACGGCATTCTTTTCTCAGCCACACCCGACGCAACCGGAATGAGCAACGAGCTACTCGACGATTATGAAGAGGGAACGTGGACTCCAAACCTCTCAACAGCCTCCGGCACGTTTTCGACAATGAATGTCACAGGGGCGACTTGTAGCTACGTTAAAATTGGAAAACAGGTGACTCTTCAAGGAGCCTTTAACACCTCCGATGTTTCAATAGGGACAGCAATCGGTGGTCTTAGGCTCACTGGTATACCATTTGTTCCTGCCAACGATCATGCAAGGGGAGCTTGTTATGGGGCGTTATTTGCAGGAGAGAGGCCTACTCAAGTCAGTACTGATAATGGAAATCACCTTGAATTCTGGTACTCATCTAGCGTTACCTCAAACCCTTCACTACTTCAAGCTTCTGATTTGATGACAGGAGCTAGTACAAACAATATTTTTAGATTCACAATAACTTATGAGGTTTAAGCAAAGTGGCATTAACTAAAGAAATTACAACTGATCAAATTGAAGTCGTTGGAGAACATAAGTTTGTACAAGTTCGCACTCGTACAACGATTAGCGAAGACGGCACTGTGATCTCTTCTTCTCTCCACCGGCACGTTCTTGTCCCACGAGTAAAGTCTGGCGACCCTGCAACATGGGGCGACACAGACATCTCAGGTGAATCCACAGAAGTGCAGGCGATTTGTAACGCTGTGTGGACTAGCGCAGTAAAGACAGCCTATGAAACACATACGGATGCGCAGGAAACCTAGTAATGGAAATGATGCTTTGGAACGCCGCTCTTTCTGTTGTATTAGCGGCAGTCACTTGGTTTGCTAACACTACTTGGCGAGAGTTGCATCGCCAAAACATCTTGCTTAATAGAACAAGAGAAGAGATGGCGAAAGAGTATGTGACCAAAGCAGAAGTCCACGCTGACATCAACCGAGTTATGGACCGTCTTGATGCACTAGATGCAAAGCTTGATCGGTTTCTAGAAAACAGAACGGCAGGGAAATGATATGTCGCAATCTCTGCCTCCTCCTCCGACTGGTAAGTTGTGGTCGGACTGGGGTACTCGCCTCAACATCTACTTAAACAGGATTCGCTCGCAACTTCAGCACAAGTCTGGAGACGAGTCTGCGGATACTGATGGAATCTTTATTTACGACCCTCAAATTGACCAATGCGTTGTTTCTGTTAATGGCGTATTTAGACCGCTAGGGTTCGGGTCAAACGCTGTCGGGTCATACGGCGCTTTCTACACAAACGTTGAACATGACGCAGGGACGGTCAACACGGCCACAGCGATCACATGGGAAGGCACTGGGTACTCAAACGGTGTCGCGATCGACGGCACAACCACTAGCAGGATTAACTTCACAAACGCAGGCACATACGCAATCGACTTCTCGGCTGAGCTTCATTCTGAGAACTCAAGCGCAAAGAAGATTTGGATATGGCCGCGCATCAATGGAACAGACGTTCCCAACTCCACAATCGTCACGACGCTGACATCAAACGACGACAGAATCGTTGTTAGCCGTGCCGGTATGTTCACTGTATCAGCGGGGGATTACCTAGAAGCAGTGTTCGCAGTCGATGATGTCGATCTCGACATTCACGGGACAGCCGCAACAGCGTTTGCGCCTGCATCTCCGTCTGCGACCATCTCTATATTTGGAGTTGCCTAGATGATTATGGAAACAATCGCAGTAATTTCTGCGGCTAACTCTGCAATCTCAACGATTAAAGAAATGGTAGGGAACGGGCAGGATTTGATGTCGTGCGGTTCTCAGTTATCGGAATACTTCAACGCAAAGTCTGAGATCCAAAAAAGAACTCAAGAGAAAGGTTCATCTGATTTAGACCTCTTCATGGCTAACGAAGAGCTAAAAGCCAGAGAAGCAGAACTGAAAGAAATGATGATCTACCAAGGGCGCGGAGGGATGTGGCAAGACTGGCTTGCTTTCCAAGCCAAGCAGAAGAAAGCCAGAGATGAAGAAAAGAAAACGGCAGAGCGCAAGAAACTGGCTCGCAGAAAAGCCATCAAGACTGCACTTACTTATGGTGCTGTTGGCGTTTTTACTCTCGGTATTGTGGGCGGGGCCGTGGCCCTACTACTGTTTCTTATTAGTCACCGAGGTAGCTAAGCAATGATCTGGATACTATTCATCATCATGCTCGACTCCGATCGCTACTACGTTCAGCCAAACAGTTTTTACTCATCAATGGATAAATGCTTTGAAGCGCGTAGCGTCTTCATGGCGACCGCCCCACAGCCAAAGATTAACTATGAGGCGGTGTGCATACAAACGGATAAGGTGCAAATGCAATGACGACAATCGAGAAATACGACTTAAACGGTGATGGAGTTCTTGATGCAGAGGAGCGCGAAATCCTCATCGAGGACCGCCGACGCAGAATGTTGGACGATGACTCACAACGCGACCAGTCCAGACGCATGATTTGGTTCGTGCTATTTGGGATGCTTGGCTACCCGTTCTTCGTGATCGTTGCGGAAATGCTTGGCCTCAGTAAAGCAACTGAGATCCTCGGGTCGATGGCGACAATTTACTTTCCCGCCACGTCTTTAATACTTGCTTCGTTCTTCGGAGCAAACGCGTACCAAGCGAAGAAGAGCGACTAATGAAAACCTGCGCTTATGTGTATACACGAGGTGTATACATTGCGGAGTGCGGGTCTGAATTGATATTCCGTCCAACGAGTCGTTGCGACAAGTGCGGGCGGAAAGTTGTGGAAAGGAGAAAATATGTTACAGGCACTAATCGGCCCAGTAAGTAGCTTATTAGACAAGGTGATCCCTGATGCGGACGAGAAAAACAGGCTCGCACATGAGATTGCGACGATGGCTGAAAAGCAAGCTCACGAAGCGGCTATGGCTCAAGTTGAAGTCAACAAAGCAGAAGCACAGCACAAGTCGATCTTTGTTGCCGGATGGAGGCCGATGGTCGGTTGGACGTGTGCGGTCGCGCTTGCATACCACTTCGTGCTTGCTCCACTTATTCTTTTTGGAGTTGGTATATCTGGTGTCGAAATACCTGACCTCCCTGCGTTCGATATGGACTCGCTGATGACTGTCTTATTAGGGATGCTTGGGTTAGGCGGATTAAGAACTTACGAGAAACAGAAAGGATTAACTAAATAATGTACGAATTATCACAACGTTCTTTAAGTAGATTGGATGGTGTCGACGAGAGGTTGGTTAAAGTAGTATGCGCGGCAATCAAACTAAGCAACGTCGATTTCGGCGTCTCAGAAGGATTACGAACCGAAGAGCGGCAGAAAGAGTTAGTTTCCAAGGGCGCGAGCAAAACGATGAAGTCGAAGCACTTGGAAGGAAAGGCGGTTGACCTTGTTGGGTACATCGGCGGCTCCGTGTCATGGGAAGTGACGACTTACGACGACATCGCTGATGCAGTAAAGATGGCGGCTCAAGCGGAAGGCGTCAAAGTGCGTTGGGGTGCGGCTTGGCATATACCTGACATATGTGAGTATGGCGGCACGATGGAAGAAGCGATGAACGATTACGTCGATCTGCGCCGCTCGCAGGGCAAGCGACCGTTTATCGATGCGCCGCATTTTGAGTTAATGGACTGATGTGAAAGCGCGAGTCGATGGAAGGGATACCGAAGACTCGCAAAGAGGCGGTTGCGAGTGGCAGTGATTACTACTTCACCAATGTTCCATGTAGCCGTGGACACATCGCGCCCCGCTTCACCAGTAACAAGAACTGTCGCGACTGCATTAACGAGCGAAACCGAGAACGAACGACCAAAGGTTACTGGAAGGGATACGGTAACCTTGAGTACAAACGAAAGAAGCGGGAAGCCGCAAGCGAGCATTACAAAAAGCACAAGCACTTATACAGGAATAACAATCGAATTAGACGGAAGCGTTTACTGTTTGCGTCGGTGTTCACCGAAGAAGGCGAGCGGCGGATGAAACTCAAGTATTTAGAAGCGCAGAGACTCACACTAGAAACTGGCGTAGAATATGTGGTAGACCACATTGTGCCTTTAGCGCATAAACTTGTTTGCGGCTTACACAACGATGCGAATACGCAAGTGATTACCGCAGAAGAAAACGCAATAAAGCACAACAGCTTTAGCATTGAGGATGACTAATGCCATTAGTACCGCTCGACATACCTCCCGGAGTTTATCGAAACGGGACAGAATACGAATCCAAGGGTCGTTGGTTTGACACGAATTTAGTTCGTTGGCGCGAAGGGCGTCTTGAGCCTGTCGGCGGTTGGACTAACTTCGATGCAACGTCTCCCGCAATCAGCGGAACGGCGAGAGGGATTCATTCATGGAGAAACAACTCGCAGAATCCAAGGCTAGCTGTTGGTACTTCTACAAAACTGTATATTTCAACGGGTGGAAAGTTTTACGAAATCCAACCGGCAGACCTAGTCGAGGGGCGGGAAGACTCTTTCTTAGGCGTTGGCTACGGGTCGGGCAACTTCGGCCAAGAGCCTTATGGCGTAGAGCGCATAAGTGGCGAGCTAACACTAAACGCAACAACTTGGTCGCTTGATAACTGGGGCGAATATCTGGTTGCTTGTTCGACGGCTGATGGTCGGCTTATTGAGTGGACAGGCGATGAAAACGTTGTTGCCGCTGTGATCGCCAATGCGCCTATTGATTGCCAGGGTCTTCTTGTTTCTAACGAACGGCACTTAGTGGCGTTAGGCGCTGATGGCGACCCGCGCAAGGTTGCTTTCTCGGACCAAGAAGATAACACCACATGGACTCCTGCGGCGTCTAACCTAGCAGGAGACTTGTTGCTAGAAACGTCAGGCAACATTAAATGCGCCAGAAAGGTTGGCGCTGATATCTTGATCTGGACAGACGTTGATGTCCACTTGATGCGATACCTTGGCCCTCCGTATGTTTACGGCATTGAGCGCATTGGCACGAACTGCGGGATCATTGGTCCGAATGGCATGGTCGTTGCGGGGAACACGGCTGTCTGGCTAAGCGAATCCGGGTTTTGGATTTATGACGGGGCAATCAGGCCATTACAGTGCGACGCCTTAATTGATGTAACAGACCAGATTAACGCAGGACAGGGTAACAAAACGTTTGGCGGGCATAACTCAGAGTTCGGCGAAATGTGGTTCTTCTACCCATCAGCATCGTCTACCGAAAATGACAAGTACATCATTTACAATTATAGGTATGGACACTGGGCGGTAGGCTCCCTAGCAAGAACCTGTTGGGTAGACCAAGGTGTGTTTAGGAACCCGATCGCTGTCGACCCAGATGGCGTATCTTATTTCCACGAGATTGGGTCTTTGGATAACGGAGCAACGCGAGTTGGTGATGTGTACGCTGTCAGTGGTCCGATTGAGCTTGGGCAGGGGGATAGATTTGCAGTCGTTGACCGAATCATTACCGACGACTACGAAAACCTCCCATCGTTAAAAGCAGTCATCGGGACAAAGAATACGCCAGAGGAAAGCTACTCTGACTCAGAGTTTCTACTAGGCGAAACAGACGGATACATCGACGTTCGTCTGACAGCTAGACAGTTACGCGTTAAACTAGAAGCTACGCGGGATGAGCAGTTTAAATTTGGTACAATACGAATGAACCTTAAACAAGGTAGCCGGAGATAGGTATGGCTTTCACAACAAATTTTGATGGGGATTATGAAGACGTTCTTCAGAATTACTCAACAACCGCACTTCAGCAAGCAGAGGACGTTGCGAATCTAGGTTATTCGCCGTACACCGGAGAACGGATTGCAGGGTTTTCTCCGACAGAAGAAGCGGGCCGCGCAAGAGCGGCTGAACTAGCTCAACTTGGCTTAGGGATGCCGCAGGTACAAGAAGCGGCTGACATTATGTCGGGCCTTGGTTCTTACCAAGCAGGCACTTATGACGCCAACTTGCTGTCCGGCGCAGATTACAGCCAGTATATGTCGCCTTACTTACAAGGCGCTTTGGACCCAACTCTCCGGGCGATTCGGGAGCAACAAGAGCAAACGTTGCAAGGGCTAGGTGCGGGAGCGGCCAGAGCCGGTGCGTTTGGCGGGTCACGTCAAGGCGTATTAGAGGCTCAAACACTTGGTCGCTTCGGTCAGCAAATGGGCGATGTTATTGGAACAGGCTATCAGCAAGCGTTTGACAGAGCGATGGGTTACGCATCATCGGATGTTGACCGCCTGAACGAGGAGCAAAAAGTCCAAGAGCAAATGCGCCAAGCGGCGGCGGGCATACAAGCGCAAGGCGCGTCAGGATTAAGCCAAGCGGCGAACCAGTTACGACAGGTTGGATACGCTGACGCTGATGTACTTCGTACATTAGGAGCGGAAGAGCGTGGGTTACAGCAGTCTCAGATGGAATCCGATTATCAAGAATATCTGCGTTCTCAGGCGTTCCCTTATCAGCAATTGCAAGCTCGACTATCCCCACTTGGATATGGAGCGCAAGTCGCGGGAGCCGCACCGACGTATCAAGAGCCTTCGCAGTTCCAGTCATTGCTCGGGACACTAGGGTCCATTGGTTCAACAGCTTATATGTTCGGCAAAGGCGCAGGCGCTTTGGGCGACGTATTCAACTTCGGGGGCTGAGATGATTAGACCAATACGAGTTGCTCCATTTTCGCAGACGCGGATGATCTCTGAAAATCCGTTAATCCCCAACACCATGACGAACGAGCAATATCTTGCGAACCAGTTTGCAAGCGGCGTTCCCCCGGTTGGAGTTCCTCGCCAAACGACTCAACCTGTATCTCCCGTTGCCGGTTTATCGCAACTCGGTCAGCAAGGGCTAGAGGGAGCGCGTAATCAACAGCGCACAGCGTCGAAAGTATCACAACGGGTTGGCGGATTGCTTGGCGGCGGTGAAACGGCAAGTGGGTTACTCGGTGATGTGCAAGGCGAAGCGGCTCTTCAAGGGTTGTTTGCGACAATGCAAGCGATCGGGCGTCCAGTGCGTCGAGGCGAAGATCGATTTGCGGGAGCAACCCAGTATGGTCAGCAGGTCATGGGTCAGGCGCAACAACGTGGACTACAAGATCTATCTACACGGATGCAGTTAGAAAAGTTTGAGCTAGACAGAGCGGCTAAACTGAAAGAAATGTCAGACAGGGAGCGTCTACAAGGGATGCTTTCTGGAGGAATGGGTCGCGTTGAGTCTAATGAAAGACCTCCAATTAATGATTTACTTAGCCAACGATATGATGCGTATGAGATCGGGCAATTAAGTGACGCCGAGAAGCAAGACGCGATCCAAGCAATGAGGCTAGACGAAGCGGCTCAAATGGCTTCATCGATGAGTCGGTTTGAGGAAGCTGAAAGTTACCGCAAGCAAGCTGAATCAATCAATCAGCGACTTGGCACGAAATTCTTGTCTCGCGAGAAGAGAACAACAGTTTCATATGATCGAAGGGATCAATGGGATAAAACAGAGTACCGGCCACGCGTTGAGCAAGTTGCAAAAGCTAGACAACTTGTTGAGCTTGCCAAGAACCCCAATGCGATTACTGACATAAGCATGATCTTCGGGTTAATGAAGTCTCTTGATCCGCGATCAACTGTTCGTGAAGGCGAGGCTGATATGGTTGAGTCAGCGCAAGGCGCTTATCGCAAGTTAATGAATATCCAAGAGAAGCTAGCTAACGGAAGACTGCTTCCTGATCAGGCTTATCCGGACATTATAGAAAGCGCGTTGACTGTCGCAGAAGCGGTCGAAAAAGATTACAAGGCGGCTGTCGAAAACAGACTCTCAGGTATAGAAGAAGAAGGTCTAAAGGCTGACATTGTTATACCTTACAAGACTTTAGGCGCTCCGGACGTGGATGCAACTTTACGCAACCTTAGACAAACCCTTAACTTGGAGCCGGTAGACGATGGGCAGGTAGGCAACCCGGCGGCAGTGCTTAAAAGCATCAAGACACGCGGTGGGGTCAATCAGTAATGTCAAATCGAGCAAGAATCCAACGGATTAGAGAAGAGACTGCGGACACTGTTAAGTCGTTTGAAAAGACCTTCAAAGAAATTGATCGGCTGATCGAAGAAGGCGCATCAGACGATAAGATTAATTCATTTATCATGGACTCAGGTATTCCATCTGATGCATTTATTGACGCGTATCAGCGTTATGACAAAGCAGGCGGTATTGTGGATTACGGCGCAGGCCGTGCATTGCTTCAAGGTTTGTCGTTTGGTTTTGCTGACGAGATCGAAGCGGCGCTTCCTTCTGCGCTCACGGGTTTAGAAGGGGACTACGAACAGCGCGTTGGTCAGATCAGGGCAGGGCAAAAAGCGTTTGAGGCGGCTGAACCTGAAACGGCTCTTGCGGCTGAAGTCATGGGATCTCTTCCTTATATGGCATTACCTGTTGTCGGCGGAGCGCGTATGGCGTCAATGGCCGGTCGCGCTCCTTCACTAGCTCGCACAATGGGCTACGGCATGGGCATTGGTACGACAGAAGGCGCTATTGGTGGCGCGGGTCGCGGTGAAGGTGCGGCTGATAGCGCACAACGCGCATTGACTGAAGGTGCTTTAGGCGCAGGGTTAGGTGCATTAGCGCCTGCCGCTGTTGCGGGTGGGGCAAAGTTGTTGAGCCGAGGCGGATCAGCGCAGGACCAAGCGGTTTCTCAATTAGGAAGAGTGATCCCCGAAGAGGCGCGTGAAGGTGTTTCCGAGCGCATTGCTCAACGTGCTACCGAAACAGATGCACGACCTGAAACACTCGCGGATATTGCAGGTATTGAAGCGCAACGCGAGCTTCGTGGTTTGCGTGGCGGGTCATCCGAAGTTCAAGCAAAGACCGATCCGTTCATTGAACAGCGTATGTTCCAACAAGGTGAGCGGATTAAAACAGACGTTCAGGCAGGTCTTGGATTAACGCCTGACGATACAACGAACATCAAAAAAGTAATTCAGCGGCAAGAGTCAGCGGCGACCCCGCTGTATCAGCAGATACGCAAGGATTACCCCGAAATCGATGTTTCGGATATGATCCCAATTTTTGAACGCCCATCGTTCAAGAACTCTTTCGACGACATCATGAACGCCTTGCGTGATCGCGAGGGGCGCACGGTACCGGCAGGAACTTTCGGGAACGCGCCGAAGACTTATGATGAGTTCATGGAGAATTTGCGTTCAGGTGCAGACACCACAGTACCGTTTGACTTCTTGGATCAAGCGAAACGCGTCATCGGTTCAAAAGGACAAGGCGCTAAGAAGACAGACGCAGACTTAGGCGAGCGGTTGTTTGGTGTTGCAGGTGAAATTCGTGACGCCGCTGATGCGAAAGTTCCTGCTTACAGAGAAGCGCGTCGTGTGTTTGCCGGTGAAGCCGAAATCGAAGAAGCGTATGACGCAGGGAAGAAGTTTGCCACGTCATCCGCTGAAGAGATCAGCGAGACATTGACCGACCTAACAAGCGACTCAGCGCGTCAAGCGTTTTTAACTGGGGCTGTTGAAGATATCCGTCGCGTAATCGAGAACGCGGCAGACGGTGCAGACGTTGTGAAAAAGGTTGCGGGTTCTCCGGCTAAGCGTAAGAAGTTAGCCGCCGTCATGGGTGGTGAGGACTCGCCTGCGTTCAAAGCATTTATGGACGCAATGAATCGCGAAGCAGAGATGGTGAAGTCTGGTCGATTGATTGCAGGCGGTTCGCAAACTGCCGCCTTCCAACAAGACATTCAGCGAGCAGGGCTTGGATTCGATGACGTTGTAGATGTCCTGATGAACCCAACGCAGGTCGCAAACGTTCCACGGCTCACGCGTTTATTCCAAGGCGTAATCAACACAGCAACAGGAAAGCGCGGGCGCACTGGAGAAGTATTAAGCGACTACCTACTTGAAACTGATCCGCGCAAACAGCAAGCGGCTTTGGATGCTATTCTTGCGGCTAGCCGTAGAGCGGAGCAGGGTCGTCGCACTGTGTCGACCGCAGGGATGGGTGCTTCTGGGGCGGCAGGTATGATTCCGTCACTGCTAGATTTAGGGGAATAAAATGAGGCTAACGCTTAACGGTTTCGACGAAGATCAGTTCCGGTGGTGCTTTTGGGGCGCAAGTAGTGACGACTACGACGACGATGATGCAGGAACTTTCGGCGCTGACGAGATAAGCAACGACGAAGACAGGGGTAGGGATGACGACAATGACCGAGTAGATCGCGTGGCTGTTGTCAGTCCAAACACCGGGCAAATTAATACGCAAAACTTCAACACAAGCGCCGCTCAAACAGCAGGCATGGACCGCGTAAACATTAATGGTCAGACAGTTGCAGTTGCTCCTTCAGCAGTCGCGGCAGTCGAGGCGGGTCGAGGCGGGTCTTCTCCGGTAACAAATGCGATTCAGTCTCAAATTGTTGGACCGGCTCAAGCGGCTCAGCAAGCGCCACTTGGTTCAACAACTGCCCAGATTCAACCGTCGTTCGCCCCAAACCTTGTCAACCAACCGCTTGCTGTTGGATCGAAAGTGGCTGTCATGCCATACGATTCTTTCCAACGCTCGCCTCAGCAGATGTTCGGTTATGGGGGGCTAACGGCTTCACCTTATGCGCCTTCGCAGATTTCGTTTCAAGGCGGTGCGCCTGCCGCATCCTATTCACCGTTAGGCGGGGAGAGGATTTCGCAGTTCGACATGGGCCGCGCACCAACGCCTGCCGGAACACCGGATGATCGCAACATCCTTGAGCGAGCATTTAATGCGATCGGCGGACGATCTTACGCGAATCAACGTGCAGGAGTTTTCGATCCTCGCACTGGAACGTTTCAACGTTTCGACGGACAGACGACGCTTGAAAAGACAAGCGACAATATGCTTGGTGACTTTTTCAGTAACGCAGTAGCAGGCGCTTTGGGTGTCACGCCTTTCACTGGCCGATTAGACACTAAAACGTATACTCCGCTTGCCGGTGGGGAGAGCCTTCAGTATTCAACAGCACAAGGCGGGTTGCTTAGCGACATGATCGGCGAACAAATGATTCCATATTCTGAGCTTGAATCACGCCAAGCGCAAATGGGTAGTGGTGGTGACGAACGTTCGGACCAACCGCTGATCGTCCCAGAGCAAACGCCTGAAGAAGAACGCGAGCAAAGCGCGTTCCCCGAGTTCACGCCAAGAGAATTTGAGTACCAACCTTTTGTGTCTCAGTTCTACACAATTCCATCGCGGTTTACGCAACCCTATGGTTTACTTGGCTAACAGTTCCCTCATCGTGTAGCCCCCTACACGACACTTCGCCCACTTCGGTGGGCATTTTTTTGACTAAAGGTGTTGCAAATGAAACGAAAGATCGATTAGTCTACACGCTGATTCATTTATCCAGAGGGGAAGTAAAATGGATTGGAAACCAATCATCGAGGCGCTACGCGTCAAACAAAAGAAGGCGGCTCCACGTCTGGAGTCAGTTCTTCACGTCGTCGTTCGGTACAATAAGGTACACAAGGAGTGGGATGTAAATCGTTACGATGCCGAGGGTATTGAGTTAGCGCATGAGCGTTATTCATTGCAAGGCGCGGCACGTTACATCGCCAAAACTTGGATGGATATGTACAACGTCACGCAGGTCACCGTGTATCAGATGAACGGCAAGGTGAAAGAAATCATTCAGCAGAAGGACAAGGCAAATGGTTGAGGCGTTTATCTTTATGGTTGTGTTTGTAGTGGCGACATCGTTTTTTACGGTGCTTGCCATATTGTCCGATGTCGTCTTGCGTTACACTTGCAACAAATCATTATTCCCAAAGGGTTACTTTAAGTGATAAACCAAGAAGCGTTTGATGTAGCTTATAAGCTACAAAACGAAATGACCGAAGCAGGAGTTAGTCGTGCAAGAGTCCTCTCCGAAGCAGGCGTTAGCCGAGCTACTTTTTGGCGTTGGTTGCAGAACGCCTCATCTCCACGAAAAGCAAGTGTTACTGCAATTCGCGATGCTATCCAACGACTTTCTCGCGAAGTTGCGGAGACGGACGTTTGATCTTAGGAATAGATGTCGGCATCAGTGGGGCTGTCGCACTATTGGATGGAAACAAACTTGTCGAGGTCCACGATATGCCGACAGTCTCGGTGACGGTCGGCGGGAAGAAGAAACGACGCATTGACGCGAGGGCGTTGTACGAGATTCTCCAGTTTGAGAAGCTTGAACACGCCTTTATCGAGATCGTCAACGCCAGACCGAATCAAGGCGTCAGTTCGATGTTCGCGTTCGGTCAGGCAAGTGGAATCGCTGAAGCGATTGCATGGGTGATGACGCCGGACGTGACAGGCGTCAGACCGCAAACATGGAAGAAGCATTTCAAACTTGGCAACGACAAGGTGTCGTCGCGTGAACTGGCTTCTCAATTATGGCCCGATCAAGCGGATCGGTTTAAACGCGTGAAGGATGATGGAAGAGCGGAGGCCGCGTTGATCGCCTTATGGGGACAGCAATGCATTTTACCGGACAAGAAATTGCGCTGATTGTCTTTGTCGCTTTCACTTTTGCGTTCTGGCTTTTGTTGAGTGATAAGTATGAAGACTAAGCATTTTGTTGACGCTGAAGAGGCGATCAAGTTTGCGAACGGTTGCCAGTTGAACGGCATCACGGTTTCGCTGATGATCCGCGCAAACAACTTCACGGTATGCCTACCGGAGAAGGAGGGCGAGTTTATGTCTAACACGATCTGTATTGAGAGGTTTAATGCTGATGCCGAAACCGCATCAACACGCTGATGCGATACACGCATGGGCCGATGGAGCGGAGATCGAGTTTCGCGTGAACACTACGCGGATCGCGTATGGTTCGTCGAACGACTGGAAGCCATGCCGCAATCCAGACTGGCATGAGAACTTTGAGTACCGAGTCAAGGGCGGGCTTAGCCCAAGCGTGACACTAGATATTGCTCGGCTGAATGTGCTTGCCAAGATGCACGAAGACGGTGACTGATATTTTTTTGCTTAAAGGTGTTGCATTTGGTACGGGATCGATTATTATGAAGACTCAATCAATGACTAATGGAGTCAAAAACATGAAAGTATTTAAGTTCGATCCTCAGACTGGTAAGCGCGGCGAGTTAGTTGACGAGATTCGCCTTCCTAGTTGTTACGGCCAGTCGATTGAGTTCGCTCAGTCAAAAGGCGTTCAGACGCATCTTTCTTGCACCATGCCAAAAAGCTACGGCGATACGCGTTGGGAGTCTCATATTTATATGGGTCGCGATGATGACGAAGGAAACTTCGTCCCTCAGCAGTACGACTTCTGGGTTTGCTGTTGTAGCGGGCGTGAGAACGGCACTTGGGTGTGGAATGTCATCCCGCCGTATAAAGCGTTAACCAAGAAATCGGAGGCGGCGTAAGCCGTCTCGGGGGGTACGATCATGGCGCATTATTTTGAAATCAAGACGGATCGCGTGATCCGAGATGAGCTACGCAAAGTCCGCAAGAACAAGTACGCAATGCTTTTGCCTCTTGCCCGAAAAATTGCAGGTGATAATTACGATATTGTTGATCTTCAGTTCTTCGTTGACGGGTATCCGGTTAATGCAAACGCATTTGCAGGAGAAGTCCTTCGCATGGAGGATGCTCGGATTGCAAAGCAAGAGAAGGAAACAAAAGTGATCTGGATTCAGCAGGGCGCGGCTTCTTTTTCTGGGTATAAAAAACGAATCAAAAGGAAGGCGGTGTAAGCCGTCCTTTAATAATAGGAGAAATGTATGAGTGTATTCACAGTCGAAGTAAAAGAAAAAGGAAGCAAAGGATCAATGATCTTTCCGGATGTTGTGGCAGAAAGTGAAAAGGAAGCCTGCGCGCAGATCGCTGAGTTTTATTATTCTTTGAGCGATGACAAGCCTGAGCTTACAGCAACCGTTACGCTTGTTAGCGACACGAAGGATATGCATTAGTGCCTATCCTTCCGCCGCATCCGTTCAAGGATCTTGAGGACACGGAGTTCTGGAATCAGCATGGGATCAATATGCGCTTGCGGGCGCACATTAAAAAAGATAGATTCGGTTTCGAGTTCAAGAACCCGATAAGGAAAGTGAGAAGAATGAATCCATTCCAACATCATGGCATCAGCCATCTCAGCCCTAGCGCCGTAAATATGTTTACGGGCAGTCCATCTGCATGGATCGCCAAGGCGTTATTCGGCCACAAGTTTTCAATGGGGGCGTCGGCTTGGCGTGGGATCGCAACTGAGGATGGATTGAACGCGTACATCTTTGAGAAGGCAGACCCTAAAGCGGCGCACGATATTACCTTAGCTAAGTTCGATAAACTCAAGGGGACGATCAACCTCAACGACGCTGTTGAGAAAGAGCGTACACGCCTGTACCGCTACCTGATGAACAGCATTGACGCGATGATCGAACTGGAAACCAATCACGGGATTGGCAAGCCGCAGTTACCGCCGGTCGGTCAGACGTTTAACGGCCAGTGGGAAGTCGGGTTGCCATGTCGGTTCGGCGATCAACATCATGAGAAGGTCGAGGTCATCGGCTATCTCGATTTCCTTTACGCGAACGACGCAAACAAGCATACGATCGTGGATCTCAAGACCACTGCACGGATTCCGAGCGACTGGTCAACGTCACACGCGATGCAGGCGTCGTTCTACAAACGAGCGCATGGCAACAACCCTGACGTGTACTTCGCGTATGCGAGTCCGAAGGAAGAGGGCAAGCCCAACGCGTATCACATCCTGAAGTTAGACGATGAAACGTATCAGCGTTCGTTGAAACGATTCAAGGATTCCATTGTTCGCATGAGCAAGTTCTTAGCTCTAAGCGAAAACCCATTCGATCTTGTGGCCGGTGTGCCGCACGACGAAGAGAGCTTCTACTGGGACGGCGAGCCTGCGCTCAATGACATAGTAGAAGAAGCAAAACGGCAAATCGAAAACACAAAAGAGGAGAAGTAGAAATGCCATTAAATCTAGGAGGCGGTGAGGGTAAGCCGTACATTCGTTTCAGTCCATCCATCCGAGCTTGGGAAATGAGTTCACCTGAAGGAAAGACTGAGTTCACTTGGGACGCTCCTGCGGTATTTGACGTTGCAGGGTTACAGCTTGGTTGGCTGAAGATCGACGTTCAAGGGCGTGATTGGATGCCGTGGCCGAGCATCAATAATCGACTGCCACAGCCTGAAGAGAAGGATCGTGATGGTAACCCGACTTACAAGTTAGGGTTCCGGATCGATGTGGTCAGCACAAAGCTGTTCGGCGATGAGCCGGTGCGTGAGTTTAGCGCAAACACCTTTGGCAACCTGACGTTCATCCAAGAACTGTACAACCATTGTGAGGAGAATCCGGAGTTCAAGTCCGGAAAAGCGCCAGTCGTGCAAATCACTGGCTCAACTCCGATGAAGGTTGGCAAGGGCAACACGCAGATCCCTCAGTTCGAGGTCAAGAAGTGGGTGGACCGTCCTGCGGAACTGTCAGGCGGAACAACAGAAGCGCCTGTCGCATCTGCACCTGCACCTGCACCTGCACCAACGCCTGCCCCGGCAGACGATGATGAGTTCTGAGGGAATGACGATGTTAGTGAAACTCAGCACACCGGATTGCACGGAGGTTTTGATTAACCCAGACCAAGTGCAGGCGGTATTTAAGGTGACCGAGAAACGGTCGAATATCCAGTTCGCCAACTCGGATCGTCACATGGCGGTCAGCGAAGGCATTGACGTGTTGAATGAGTTGTTCAACACCAAACCGGCTTCCACTAGAGCTAGGAAGACTACCTGATAAGCGGGTGATTTAGCCCCCTTCGGGGGGCGTTTTTTTCTAACAACAAGATAGCTCTGTGGGAAGAATATGGAACAGCCAAACACATTATTGGAGTGGGCCAGATACTACGCATCCTTGGGATTTAGCGTAATACCGGTGTACACCGTCGACCAAGACGGCATCTGCACCTGCAAGAAAAAAGATGAGTGCAGGAACGCAGGTAAGCATCCGGCGGTGAACTGGCAACGCTTCACGAAAAGGAAAGCGGACGACGATCAACTGCTTGTCTGGTTCGATGGGATGGAGCATAGCCACAACATCGGAGTAGTTACTGGCAGTATCAGCGGCAACGTGTTTGTGATTGACGTGGACACGGGTCAGGGAAAGACCGGATTGGAGACGCTCGATCAGGTGCAGATGGCGCATGACGACCTACCGATCACCGCAACAGCGAAGACCGGATCAGGTGGCAAGCACATCTTCCTGAGAGCGCCGGATGGATTCCACGTTAAGACCGATACCAATTTGATCGGCAAAGGGATCGACGTGCGAGGCGAAGGTGGCTTTGTCGTTACCGCGCCAAGCCGTCACGCGTCAGGTAATCGCTACACCTATGACATGGACGACATCGCGGATGCTCCGAACTGGGTTCTAGCGATGGTGGAAGGCGGGACAGCGGGAACGCATGACGCGCCAATGCAATCCACTAGCACCAATCCGTTCGGCCAGTACGACGACGGACGTGAAGCCGTGATGACGAAGACGATCCTGTCAACGATCATGGCGTACTACGAAAGCACGTCATCCATGCCAACGCTCGACGACATTATCGAACACGGGTGGAAGCTTTATGAGATGCGCGTCGCTACAAGAAACGGCAGGACATTAGAAGAAGATGGCCGAGGCATCACTGCGTTCACCGAGAAAGCGGGATACCAACTCGCTAGGGCGAAACGCGGTGAGCTACATACGCTCAATGCTATCCGTTCCAAAATGGAAGCAATGGGCATCAGAGAAAATACGTCAGGGGGACACAGTGATGACACAGACAACGACAGCGCACAGCAAGGTGAGGTGGCGCTATCAGTACAGGCGGTTCTGCGAGAGGCCATTAGCATGGCCGCACAAGCGGAGGAGAAGCGTCAAACGCGATTACATCTCGACGACTGGCACGTCGCTCGCTTTAAGGGAGAGCCGCCAGAGATGGAGTATCTGGTCGAAGGTATCTTTCCGCAAGGTGTTCCGGCTTTGCTCGCGGCGTCAGGCGGTATTGGAAAGTCATTTGCGCTCCTCGATCTGGCGCTCAAGGTCGCACTATTCCGAGGGGATGATCCTTTTGAGGTCACGCCGTTCGCTTTTGGAGGCCGTGTTGCAAAGGGCGGAAAAGTCGTATTCCTCACCGCAGAAGATTCAGCCGACTCCGTACATCGTCGCCTTGCTCAAATATCTACGTCGGACGAAATCGAAAAAGCGTCGCCAAACCTTATCGTTGTTCCGCTTCCAGACGCTACGGGCGCGATTGCACTGGTTAACGAGGGAATGGGTGTCGTCTCAATGACTGAGCATTACCACGACCTGATGGATCAGCTATTGCATATGGAGGATGTGGCGTTGGTCATCATCGATCCGTTGCAGGCGTTCTGTTGGGCGGACGTTAATGCTGATCCGAAAGCGGCGCAGGTGTGGTGGACAGCGATGTCATCCATCTGCGCTAAGACCGGAGCCACGCTGATCGTTGCACACCATATGCGTAAAGATGGCCTGAGAGGCATCACAGTGGCCGAGGAGGCGCGTGAAGCGATCAGAGGGTCAACCGCCTTGGTCGATGGTGCGCGTCTGGTGTACGCGATGTGGGCGATCAGCGGGGATGCCGAGATCGGGCCATGCAAAGCGTTATCGCTCCCACTCAACAAGCAGTCGATCGTGTGCGGTTGTGTCGTCAAGGCGAATGACCTGATCGACAGGGACGTGCGTTATTACGGACGTGGTAAGACCGGGTTATTGGAAGACCGTACAGCGGAGGTCGAGTCAGCGCGTCGGCTTGAGGACGAGGTGAGCCAAGATCAGATCGACAAGACGTTTAGCGAGATCGAGCTACGTTGGAACCGTGAGAACCCATTCAGCAATGCCAGTCAGACCGGGGACCGTTATCTGGTCAGGTGGATGACCGAGAACATTGGCATGACAAAACGTGCGGCTAACAAGGCGATGTGCGATTGGATCGATCAGGGGTACATCACGATCGAGATGCTAAGCGGGAACACGAAGAAGAAGGGGCTATGCGTCATGCATAAGCCTGAGTCAACGATTAAAGAAGAGAGAGGGTTTGTGAATGACTAAGGAGCAGATCAGCATCATCGTGGATATGTATAAGGATGGACGCAACTACACGAAGATCGCGAAGGATGCCGGTACATCGGTATACACGGTGAAGCGTTGGGTGCGCTTGAACAGGGATGAGTACGGATTGATGCGTAGGCGCAACCTGGCCGAAGGGACGGGCGTCAACAGTTACAGCGCAGAGCTTAATTCATCGTGGAATCTAAGCCTGTCGAAGAAGTATCTGGTGAAGGCGTGGGGTGAGAAATCATGACGAGCAATCCGTATTGGCTGAACCACAACACGCGCAAGCTAGATCCAGAGGACGTGATCCTGATTAGGGAACTGCGTAAGGAGGGGCTGACGTTGCAGACGATTGCCAACAAGTTTGAGGTAACAAAGACGCACGTTAGCAAGATCGTAAACGGGAAGGTTTGGGGGCATTTGCGGAAGTCTGCGGAAGTCTGCGGAAGTTGAGAGAGGGGTATGCGGAAGTCGTTAAAATCCCCTAAGGGAAAAGGATAACTTCCGCAATGGTTTTGGACGGGTCTGCGGAGGTTTGCGGAAGTTGTTGGTCTTACTCGCAGTCATGCGGAAGTCGTCACTTGTCGTTGACGACGTTCCGCAGTGACGACTCACGAAAGTAACGCGCAGGATAGTGGCAGAAAAGGGGATACGATGGATGATTATGCAAGCGATGTGACGCGGAAGGCGAAGGCAAGTTGGGAACGCAGGAGGATGGATGCGATTGCACGTTGGGGGAGCCTTGATCGATTAGCGTCGAAGTGTAGTGCGGAGA